GATGAAATGGGACGTTTCGTTGCCGGGCGTCCCACTGTTCGTCAATTCATACCGGAGGTATCGAACTGCCGGAGTTTTGGTCTTCTTTTTTGTTGCCATGGTACACGCCCAACCAACCGGTGGTGCGCTTCCTATATAGCAACTTCCCGATTTCCGACACGGTGTGTCTGTCTTTCGGCCCTTTCGTGACATAATTCGTCACTTTCGTGCAATAATCCGCTATACCTCGAGAAGATATAGCGTCAACTTGAACTACACGCTGGTCATTCGTGAACTGGTTATCAGTCCACTTAGCCAACTGTTTCCTCATCGGTCGATCTACCGATTCAGTCCAGAGTTTCTTCAACTCAGTGTAGGCTATGCGTTTTTTCCAACGCATTAGCATGTGAACATGGGTATGCCAATTGTCGTCCTCGGAGCCCTCGAACTCGATTGTGTAAAACCCATGTACGCGAGCTTCACGTCTTTGCATCTTCAAGCGCCAACTTGCAAATGCACGTCTAACGGTATTCAACTGCGTCTCAACCGAACTAGATCGTACGTTGTACCAACTACCTGGTAAAGTAAGTGTCACAAACCGCCATTGTCGTTTTGCTTTTATCACCACTTCATCGATAAAACGCTGAACCTTACTGCGGAGTTTCCGCCGGGCCTTATGCTGACAAGCCCAGCATCCCCTACTTCTACAAGGCTCTGTCTCGTAGAGCGGTAAGCCTGACTCAGACAAACTTGGAAACGGAGTCCGTTTTGACATCCTCCTTCCATGATCGATACCGTCCATGGATGTCCAATTGTGTCTAAGCCTAACGTGCCCAACTTCATGCAGTTGCATAAAGGCTCCAATGTTTTTCGCCACGTTGAACACTACTCGTAATGCAGTTTGTAGCACGGTTCGCACACGTGTAGAATCTCCACGCTGCCACAACCTCTGCATATCTCGTCTTTACATCCACACTTTGATTCATGCAGCTCCATGTAAACATGATCGCAGCATTTAGTCAAGTGGAATCAACTCCTTCATGTATTCAGGAACAGGTTCCTTCAGACCACGTTGTTCAACCTGGCAATACTTGCAGCAGCCAATTCCCGTGTTTTTGTTTATCCACTTTGTCTCGAATTCTCGACAAATAGCACAAAACACGGTGGGACCAGTCCATTTCAACCAAGTTCTCATGGACAACGGGTGTTGGCACACCCTCATAAAAATGTTGGATTTAACGGCTCTATTAACCAAGGATAGGATAGAGCCGTTGGCACTGCCGGAGTTGTTGGCTGGCGGGGCTGGCGCCCCTGGCCAACCCTCCTGCGATCTTGCGCCATCGATGGGAATGATACATTCCTCATCGAGCCGCGGCGACCGCCCCGTGCCTTGAGAGAGATGGAGGTGCCGGTGGTTAACGGCGTGAAGGCCGCCACCGGTTGCCTCGCATGGCGTAGTAAACTAGCCAGGCTTCCCTCTTTTCTCTCTTGGACGTGTGCGGACTGATCGCTAGTTTCAGGGCAACCCGCTCCAATCTCTTATCCGAAGCCCTAATTGCGGCCTTCGTCTTTGCACGTTGTGGCCCTCGAGTTTCTACATCGAGGTCATGTGCTTGGCAAGCACTATCAAGTGCATTGATTGGCTGCACTCTATTACGTAATCTACGATTAACATCTGTCCCTGGGCCGGCCCAATTGTAGCCGGGCAGATGTCTTTCCCCCCGGTCGTACGGTGGAACGTACTTGGGCAATTACACACCTCATGCGATGCATGTTTGGCCTGCGGCTACCAGGCTGTCTAGGAGACCGAGCTGGTATGCGATCAGAGAACCTAGAAGGTACTCGATTCGTCGTTCCACGATGTGAGCAATGAGACTGCTGGTGCTCATTGCTTTCGTTCCTACGTCTGCTACTTCTGCTGCAGTATCTGGCATCATCAGATCACATCCGCTGCAACGCCTCGATAACTGCCAGAGGCAAGTTCAACGAGGACGGAATAACTGTCGTTTGCAATGGGCGATTTGGCTTCGATCTCGATCAAACCGCACCTTGCAGTGAACCCACCAACAGTGGCACGCCCATCGACGATGGTAGTGTCCTGAACAACTTGTGGCTTTGGCAAGCACCCGTTGTCTCCAGGATAATTGACCGTTTGATACGGTGCATTGTCGTTGTCGTTCGCCATAAGCTCTAGCGTTTCATCGACAACGGTTCCATCATCCATCACGTTAACTAATGGATCACCGAACACGTCAGAATTGACGTTGGGTTGATCTACATCAACAGTTGTCCGGCTTTCCCCGTAAGACTTTACGAGGCTGACGCTGTCCAAACTCCCTGTGGAACCAACGTGGGCTCCCAGGAGGTGCAGTTCAAATTGGTCATCTCCAGTTGTGCCGTCTGGTGAGACGAGCTTACTGTATGTCCATTCTCCTGAGTTAACATCGTTGCCGCCATTGTCTTTTGGCGTCAACACTGTACCACTGCGATGATCTGCGGAAAGGTATACCTTGAAATCGCGCCACTTTGCAGATATGTCATTGCCAACAGCACGAGAAGCACGTTGCTGACTGGCATTCCAAATCTTGAATCCTCGCGTCCAGGCTTGTTGGGAAACCCAGCCAGCGCCAGCACAGCTGAAGGATATCCTGTTCTGTCCATTCGGCGTATTTGATGAGACAATCGAAATACGTTTCACATGATAGTCTCGACCTTGACGATACAACCGCCGATTTACACGGCTAAGGTCTTTCGCAATATCGATGAAATGGGACGTTTCGTTGCCGGGCGTCCCACTGTTCGTCAATTCATACCGGAGGTATCGAACTGCCGGAGTTTTGGTCTTCTTTTTTGTTGCCAT